TCAGTAAGGTCAGTTAGTATTTCAAAGAATACATCTGTACCAAATATGTAATCTTGGCCTTCTACTAACTGCACATCATTTAGGTAAAGATTGACTGCTTTATTTGATAGGGCAGTTAAATTAAATGCCGTGTTTAATGGATATATTTTTGTACGAGCATCAAGTACTGTATATTCAAATATATTAGACGCGGCATATCCAAACATATCTGATAGGTAGTAAGGACGTGATGTAGATTTATCTTTTGCTAATTCTGCTAGTACATAGTCAACATGGCGTCTTGGATCTGTGTCGATTCCTGAACTAGTTGCTGTTACAATAAAGGCTCTTTTAAATTTACTGTAATCATCTCGTGCTTGTGCTAGTGCCTTAAACACATTTGCAGTTGGAGTGCCGAGGTGGTATAAACTTAAATTTACAGGGCCGGCATGTTGAATAAATCGTGTACCATAGGGTGTAACATTTCCTATATCTCGCAAATTGCTAGTGCCAGGATAAGTGCCAACAAACGTAGTAATATTATCAATTATAGTATCAACATGATCAATTACTTGGCCTAATGTAAATTCTGATAAATTATTGTTTAACGGATTGTTTTGTAAATTAACTGGAATTTCATAATATCCATTGTTATTTTTTTGTTGTGCAGAAAAACATTTTAATGTAACTACATCGGTCAGTGCAACATTAGTTTCTAGTAATATATATTTTCTAACACTATTTTCAGTAATAGTATAATTAGACCTAGGCTGTCTCTTCCCGTTAATATATACTCTAACTTCTAAATCAGCTAGATTATCTACACTTGAATATACGTCAACTGGAAAATTATTAACTAGTCCACTTTCTTTAAAAGTTCTAATAATAGGCTGTAAATTTGATATTAGTGTAGTCTTCCATCCGTTAACATACTCGAAAGTAGTTAACCCCGAAATTGATTTTAAAAATCCAACATCAGTAGTCTGTGTAATAATATCAACTACATTTTTATATTTAAAAGTATCAGACAGCAGATTAAACTCAAAAGCAATGTCACCGATATTGTTTATATTTTGATAGGATAATGGAAATCCTAATTCGGTATCATTTGATCCGGTCCCTACTTTATACGAAAATAATTTAGTACCTGCAAATGTTGTACCGTCATAGTCTAATGCGTTTCCGTAGCTGTCGCGGTCGGCGGCAAATACGTCAAACAATGGAGGTTGGTTGACTAATGTTTTCGTCTGGCCAATTTTCCATGTAGTTCCGGTGTACCAGTACATTAGTCCTTGATTTATAATTCCTTGCTCTACTAATACAGTTTCATTTACTAATGGAATACTGTCATCAGCTTCAACTAAATTAATTTGTTTACGATATCCGGAAAACACTTCTAATTTGTGTACGTCCGATCCTGTTGCGAATATATCAGCAACTACTGTTAAATTCTTGTCAGTGTATAATTTTATTTGTGTAGTATTAAGTACGAGCACATAGTAGGCTTTTCTGTTGATCAACCCAGAAATATCTATATTACCATTATTGAGATATAATATTTGATTGCCAGTTGTTAAACCGTGACCTATGGCATTCGTCAATGTATCGGTTTCTATTGTAATAATATTAGTATCTGGATCAATCCCAGGCAGGGCATAAAAACCAATCTGGCGGCCAGGTACTGTGACATTTACAAAGTTAATATTAAAGATTCGATCTTTAACTAGGGAGTCAGTATCTGCTGTAAACAGTATTCGCATTCCTGCAGCAAGGTCTACACCGTCAACATTATATCCTAATTGCCCTTCAACAGTTGAGAATACATCTGTAGTAAATGTATCAACTAATGTAACATTGGCCTTTGCTTGATGACCAAAATTAAATAATTTTAGTCCAGCATCAAATTCAATAATAGGACGAATTGCTCGAGCTGATTGATCAAGAGAGGGAACTTGATCAGCAGCATTGGCGGCTGCTATAATTACATCTTGATGGAACCAACGGTTGTATCGACTCCACGGATTTCTATCTGGAGTACCTCGAGCAACTAATATGTAGTCTTTATATTGTGGGAACGAAGTGGCAGTACTGAATGGGCTTTGGTCAAAAGGCTCATCGTCAAATAATAGTGCCCTTTCTTGAGAATATGTACTGATAATTTCCAAATCAGTTTCTGCAACTAATCGAATTGCAGTGCCCACTCCCTCTACATACCAATAGCCTGTTGCATAGTTTATAGGAAAAATGTTGCCTTCAAATTTTAACTTCATACCGTTTGACAACGGAATACCGTTACTCATAGTATATGATTTCTTACCTAAAATATCAGCATCAACATTTAAGTATGTGTTTTCATCAATATCCAATACATGGAATACTCCGCCAGTATCAACACTGTTTTCACTAACATAGTATAATACATCAGGCGAATTAACTCCTACAGTAAAAGTTATTGTGCCCAACTCGACCGCAGAATTAGAAACTCCAATTGTATATCTATCTAGAGCACCTGCTACTCTAGCAGTTTTAATACTGAACGGATTTCCTGGCGAGTTGATAACAAATGTATATGTTTGCCCTCTATACAAAGTTAGGGTAGGATTGCGAGTTAGTCCATCGGGTGAGAATAAAAATGCATAATTATCTGATTCATCAACTGCGTCAACTGTATATGTACTTTCTATAGCCAGTTGTTGTCCGGTAATTTCAATAGGTGCTGGGCCGTACGGTAACCAGTAGTATTGTTGATAATTAACAAATTTATCCCAGTTAATATGCGGGTCCCACGAGTATGATTCTTGACTGTTTATTCTTTCATGGTTTAAAACATTGCCACCGAGTACATCAACATGATTTATATGATCAATATAGTCTTTGTAAAAATTAGTATTTCCTAGATAGTCTTGAATAACTGCTGCTGGCTCTAATTGATAATTTTGTCGAGTAGTATCAGCAGCCTTTACAAAAATGTCAGCTGATGTTATTGCTTTGGCCGTTTGTCGTCCAATGTATCCGTTAACTTTTTTAACTGCTCCGGGCTGCGTTAGTTGATCTAAAGTTGCTTGTAAAAACTTTTTATTACTATCTGTTCTAAAAAATCTTGGCAATAAATTTGCCGAATCTCTGTTGTCAGCATTTGACAACGGTAGGCCTGATTCGTTTTGATCGTTATTTGCCATTAGTAACTCCCACTAGTAATAGACTGTGTACTTAAAGTAGATGATGTTATAGTTATTGCTCCAGCACTGTTAATTTTACTAGCAGTCACAGCTGATATAATTTCAAGGTTGTCAATGGTTGCACCGTTAATAAAAATTTGATCTTTTTCTGATCTTATTTCATATAGACCACCAAACGATAACGCAGTGTCTTTAGGTACTATTAAAAAAGTTACAATGTTAGGAGTTAATTTGCTCATTATATAAGATGAAAGTTCACTGAAATAAAAGCTGTCGCCAAAGTCCCAGTTTTCAAGCGAAAAGAATTCATTAATTGCCGACAATACTCTCGATTTAATATCGTTATCACTAATAACAACTTCTGCATTTTTTACAATCTTAAATGTTGCCTGTACATCTGAAGACGCTTTTTCGCCAAATAATACTTTATATTTCACTGGATGGTAAATTAATTCATCACTAATTGATTTAATCTTATTAAGGTCTGCGGCCAACAGTGTATACAAATAATCAGTGCTAGGAGGCAGTGGCTCGGCGGCAATTGTTCCTGCTAACCACTGACGATAAGTTTTATCATATTGTTTAGTTAGTATAAATGTATCAATAATATTAGTCAATCCTGGATCTATACGAGACTCGTAATCTGCATTATGAATATATTGAAACTTGATATCTCTGCGACCAATATATACTTTATAATTTAACGATGATGTAAACTGTGGAGAACTATCTCTATTAAATTGTTTAACAGCACCTACATCTTTAAAATAAAAGTATTGCCCTGTTGAGAATGCCGATGTATTAGTCGGTTGTGTATCTAGAATTGTAACAGTACTATTACTATTATCAAATAATTTATAGTCTTCTTGTCCTTGGGCAATAATATATCTTTCAAGTATTACATATTTTTTATTGTCTGGAGAATTAACTATGTCTACAATTTCTTCAAACAGGCTAGGATTATCAACTACACTGTCGTCGTCAGTGTCACTAAATGTAACTTGAATTTTCTTCGTATCAACATAGCCGTCGAGACCAGTATACTCTTCGGTAATTTCCCAATCACGGTCAAAGGTAAATGAATTAATAAAACTTGGAGGTGCAGTATTAATACCTAGCACTTTGATTTTATCTTTTACAACAGTATTAGTCCTAGTATCATAAATTTTATCACTAGCATCAAAGAAGAATCGAATCTGAGCATCACTTTCAAAAATATATCTGATCAATCTCGATGTCACTGTGTAAAACTCAGTATCAGTAGTAAACAATATTAACCAACTAGAATCTTTTTGTTGATTTGAGTTGTTTCCTTGATTAGCAGTACTGAAATCATCTAAAGTATTTAAATTTACTTCGAATACAATTTTCCAAGTGGCTGTTTCAATATCATATCGCAATCCGAACGGTTTATTTGAAAACATTAAATCTACCATAGTAGCAATAGTAGTTGTATTGATTGAAGATTTCCATGCTGGGATAAGTTCTGATAACACTGCACCTGTCGGGATAATATCATTTAACACAACAGTGCCCGAACCGTCAATTAGTGTTCCGTCTCCGCCACTAGTTCCGTCTCCAACAACAGATATTACTTTTGCCCATAAGATGGTAGTTGAATTTGCTATCGCTGCAGAACCTAACACTATTGCATTATCATTAGTTTTATCAAAATAGTATCCGGCTGGCGCTGTAAATTTTAATAGTGCGCCAGGGGTTACAAATCTTAAATTAGTATTTGTATATGAACCTAACTGGTAAGGCGCAGCAAGTTCTCCAATATATCCAGTTGTTTGATTAGTATCTACTGTATTACTGTACCACCTAACATCTAGCGAATCAGTAGCGATTCTAAAGAATTTTGAATAATAAAAATCACGCAATTGAGTTGTTTTTAAAGTTTCATATATTTGATTATAAATTACTGCTTCAATATCTGTACGAGTTGCATATGTGAATCTAAAACTAGTGGTATATTCTTCTTTGTATACTGCGCCGTCATCTCCAAATAAGTTTGTTTTACTATACTTGCCAGTTGGATCAACTAGATCAAAGTATCTACTAATACCGCTTGCGCTTCTGTTAACTGCTTTAACTTTAACAACATCTTGATTAACACCTAAGGGACTTAGGTTATAATCTTCAGCAGTTATCATTCTATTTTGAGTATAATAAGTAGCAGGGGCATTATTTTTAATGCTAGTATTTGATTCAGCTTCTGCTGAATTACCAACCGATGTTTGTAAACCTAGCGTTAATGTTAAAGTTTCAGCTTGACCAACATTAGACACATAGGGAATTGAAATCCCTACATTTTTTACATCGCGAGGATTGATCGTGTAGCTAATGCCGTTGCTTGCACGATAGTAAACTCTAAATGTTCCACGAGGTAAGTTACCAAATGTGCCATCACTGAAAACTAAACTTACTCGATCATTAGATCGAGTAAGAACATTATAAATGTTTCTAATAGACTTATTCAAACTATTATAGATAATATTATTGCCTTCAAGGCTTGGGACTTTTGCCCAATATTCTGTCTCAACACTATTTTGATCTAAACGATATAACCATACATCGGTATTGTTAACATTGATTGCATCAAGGTCAACAGTTTCATTTGTTGCTGGCTGATCAATAGTAAATGTACCTTGATTTAATAGACCTTGTCTAAAATGTAGAAAGAACCCGCTGCTAGTACTGCCAGCACCTCTGCCGTCATTTCTATAGACAAATGCCATTCTATTACCGATGGCAGGCGGTTCTTCGTATATTTCTTCGCCACCTTTGAATGTAGTAGATACTACTTCAAAACTCATATTTCTGCCATCAATAGCTTTGGCAAAACTGAATACAGGAACGTTAGCATTAGATCCCTGGAAGCGATATTGCTCTGTAGCAATCCCGTATACATCAGCTTTATCGTCAGGATTTCCAAACTGGCGACTTGCAGGCAATGCTGCATTTATAACTTTAATAAATTGATCATACCAGTTGGGGTTAGCAGGATCGTTCCATCCGATAACTTGATTTGCTAGATTTCTGCCGTTAGAATCAACTACTGTTTGAGTGGTCTGTACCGCAGTAAATTTCAATAATCCAGAGCCTGCAATATTACGTTTTGAGTTGTAACTGAGCAAGCGGGCCAGGCGTAACACGCTGTCACGACGTTCTGCTAGTTCTAAAAAGTTTTCGCGGGCGTTTAAATCTGTGCGGAAACTGATGCTTTGACCAAGGAATGCAATTAGGTCAATTAGGGCCAAATACTCTGAGCTTTCAATGTAATCGTTAAAATCTTCCGGATAGTTTTCACGGATATAATTAATCATTACTCTGCGAAGATTTTCAAAGTCGTAGCTTTGGAAATCTGCATTACGAAACGTCTGGTATATACGTTTCCAATCTTCTGCTACCAGTAATCTATTTTGTCGATCAGTTGCTGACATACGCCCTTCCCAATTATTGAGTATTTAGCGTAGTTTATTATGTAGGAGTTTAATTCACAAGTCCGTTAGCTTGATCAAATTTCAGCTGTATAGACTCTTGTATGTAGTATGGCATGTAGGTTAATCTACATTCGATCTGTAGGCCACTTTCATATTGTGTGATGATAACTTGGTCAGCTCGAACACGTGGATCATAGTTGATAATGTCCTCAACATTCTTTGCCACCAACTGTTTAAGTTCCTCAGTTAGTGGTTCAAATATCACATCCCAGATCACTGTGCCAAATGTTGGATCATTTAATTTTTCACCTTGTCTTATATGGAAATGGTTGAGAATATCCTGTTTGATCAGGGCAAGATCATACAGTGCAAAGCTGGTAGCATCTTCAGATATAGTACTAAACCCTTTATAGGTCTTGGTACCGGGAACATTCTGCTGAGTTCGATTACCTGGTAAAGTAATCTTTTCATATAGTTTAGGATTAGCTGACATAATAGTATTTAATCTCTTTATTCTTCATCAGGTTCTGCAGGAGAGAATTTAATAAAAGTATCTTCAATAGTTGTATATTGTTTCCATGCATCTGCAGGAGCGATCATTGTTTCTGAAAAATCTGACTGGTCTGATATTTGCTCTGCATCAGTATCTTCATATCTATCTTCTAGATCTCTGTCAGTTTCTTCTGGCTTGACTTTTAACGGATCTAAGTTTTCATGGTATGGATACGGCTCAAATGTTGGAATGCGGCGCATAATACTTGGAGGTATGACGTCTTCTACAAACTCTCCAGATTCATCTGACAGCTTATGTAATTTTAAACGTTGAGGTAATACTGCTTCAGTAGCATTAGCGGCAGTGGCTGCGGTAGATGCCGTAGGTCCGTTAAAATTAATGTTTCCGCCAGATATAGTAGTATTAGCTGCTTTAATTTCCATATTCCCTCCAGAAGTTTGAAAGTTGTGGCCGCCAATATTGAAGTCAAAATCTCCGCCTACTTTATGTTGATACGCACCGTCAAACACTTTATCTACATCTTGTAATACATGCTGTAAGTAGTTTTGATCGTATAATTTGTTTACATCTTGTTTCACATGATGTGTATAATTTTGCTCGTATGTTTTGTCAACATCTAACTTAACATGTATTTTTTGATTTCCGTCAACAATTAAAATTTGGTCTTCAATCACATGAGTATGTTTTTCACCGCGAACTTTAGTATTAAAATTGCGACCACATTCAATATTGATATCACGATCTGCATAAAAATTTAAATCGTTTTTACTATGTACACTGACACTGTCCTGTGCAAAAATGTCAATCTTGCCGTCACTGGTCAGTTCAATCCAAGTGGTACCTCTAGCATTGCCAATATAGATCAAATCTTCAGTATTGTGCATCAGGATTTGATGCCCTGTACGAGTTCTAAATCTCATCAACTCGTTGTGCAATAGTGTAGGATCACCGTCAGTTTCTTGATTTTCTACTCTAGCATATTCAGGGGGGCCTTCGCTTGCTGTTGTCTTACGTAAAAATTTATCGTCACCGTCGTCCATTACAAAGCTGCTGCCGCCGAGTCGACTAACAGCAACATTGTTAGTCCTGTACTCTCGCTTACCAGTGTCTCCAGTTTTTGCGCCGTCTTGTTTATCTAAAGGTCCGGGAGTTGAAATGCCAAAGACCATTGACGG